GCACTTAACTTTGGCGCGTCAAAAAAAAAGAACAGTATTTTCTCAAAAATGACAGGCGCAGAACAAGCTGGCATTGATGAGTTTTTTCGCAAACAGGAAGTCGAGAACATGCGCGCGGAATTGCGTGAAACCTTTATGCTATTTGGAAAAAGGGGCCAATGGGAATCTTTGCAGGCAGAGATTGCCCGTCAACGTCAAATGCAAAAGGAAGCATTAGAACATCAAGCCAAGCAACGTGAGAAGTTTTTGGCAATCATTACTATTCTTGGCCTGGTGGTTGTTGGCGGCGGTGGCATAGTCTATTGGGTAGCTTGGATGAAAGATTGGCTTTAGCCAGTGCTAGAAGTCTCTACAGGGCGCATTGGTGAACATATCGCCTGCGCTGCTATAGAGTTAAACGGCTGGCAGACTGTTCACTGCCCCGCCCGTGGGTTTGATTTGATAGTCGTTAAAGGCGAAAACATCCTAAGATGCCAAGTCAAAGCCAGCACCTTCCACAGACTTCCCCAAAACAGATTGCAATTTCACTTTGGAGTTGGCGGCAAAAAGCGCAGGCCGACACGGGATGACTACGACTTTGCTGCATGTGTCAGCATCCCACACAGGCGCGTCTATTTCATGCCTATACAATCAATCAAAACATTGACGTTCAGCACCAATGGCAACCTGTTTTTGGAGGGAGTTGAACAACAATCATTCAGTGAGACAATGGAGAAGCTTAATGCAAGATAGCCTGCCAAACCGCCGTCCCTGCGAATCGGAAGATGTTGGTGAAGGCATGACAGTGACAGTCAGCTTTCACCCGCAATCTGGCGAACCTGTCGAGGTGTTTCTTACCGGCAGAGGCAAGGCGTCAGACAGCCCAATGGCAGATGCACTTTATCGACTTGGCGTATCAGCCAGCAAAATGATGCAGCGAGAGGACAACGATGAGCAAACTGCTTGACCTGATTAGAGAGCATGAGGGGGTTGTGCCTCATGCTTATGCTGACAGCCGTGGCTACCTCACTATCGGAGTGGGTAGACTGATTGACGAAAAGCTTGGAGGCAAGTTGTCAGATGATGAGATAGATTATCTACTGACAAACGACTTAAACCGTTGCCTTGAGGAAGCGGCAACATATCCTTGGTATGAAGGCATGAATGAGGCACGACAAACGGTAATCATCTCGATGCTGTTCAACCTCGGCAAGCCAAACTTTGACAAATTCCAGAATATGCAGGCCGCGTTGCTTGTAGGTGACTATGGGCTTGCAAGCCGTGAAATGCTTGACAGTAGGTGGGCCAAACAAGTTGGGCGGCGTGCGATTGAGTTATCTGACATGATGGAACTTGGAGAATGGGAATGACGGTTGAGGATGTTGCACGGAAGATGCTTGAACTAAAAATACTGCCACGATTTATGATGTTGGTGATGACAGGCGTTTACATACGCTGCATTGAGTGGGCGTTATCTCAACCAGATTTATCGACACAACAAAGCGCACTAATTAGCACCGTCACAGCAGCAGTCACAGGTTCGCTAGCTGTCTGGTTAAATTCGGAGAAGAATTAATGTTGCAAGCATTGATTGGGCCTGTTGCCTCACTTGCAGGCACTTGGTTGGAAGGCAAGGTAGAGAAAACAAAAGCAGAGACAGGCGCTAAAGTTGCAAGAGCAAAGGCAGAGGCAACGATTGCCGAGAAACAGGCAACGGGCGAGATTGATTACGACTTGGCCGCCGCAAATCAAATGGCCTCAAGTTGGCGTGATGAGTTTTTTTCACTGCTTTTTGCCTTACCAATGGTGCTGGCATTTTGTGGCGATTGGGGGCGTGAAATTGTCTTTAACGGCTTTGAGGCTTTGCAGCAGATGCCGACATGGTATCAAGTGTCTCTTGGCGCTCTTGTGGCCAGTAGCGTAGGGATGCGCGGAATCACCAAATTTTATGGTAAAAAATAACTTTGCCAGTTCTTTGCCAAAATGGGGTTAACCCATTGATTTCATTCACAAGTAGTGGCGGGAGTGAATGGATAAAAATATATCTAAATCAATGGGTTATAAGGTTTTGGTTATGACACTACGGACATATGGGACACGAAAGTCTTTTTGGCATAATCACGCGCTGCGGCCCGATAATCAGGGTGAATTTGAGCGTAATGCTTCTCTGTCATCATCACTGTAGAATGCCCCAAGGCGTCCCTGATTTGCTCCATAGGCACACCAGCTAAAGCTGCCCCTGCCGCCCATGTCGAGCGCAAGTCGTGGAAGCGAAAATTTTGTATCCCTGTTTTTTGACGAAACTTGTCAAAATCTGGGTACAAATTTGTGACAGGATAGCCATCCTTTTCGATGATATGCCCCGTGACAGAGTTGTCGTAAGCTTCACGCAACCATGCCTCAATCAATCCGGTTATATCGCATACCCGTCTTGCTTTGCGGCGTTTGCCATCATTGGGTGGATTAAAGTCTATCTGCCCTTCCCGCCATTTTATCTGATGCTTTTGCAATTCAAGTATGGCTGTCTGGCGTGATGCTGTCGATATTGCAATACCTACTGCCAGCTTTAAATGTAACGGCTCTGTCTGCAAAACATCCAGCAAAACCTTCTTTTCATCCTCGTCAAGCCAGCGCACTCGCGCTTCCTTCTTGTAGTCATTCTTGGGAATGTAAGGCACACCATCAAGCATGTCGCCCTTCTCATCGTCTGCTGCCCAATTGATTGCAGCAATTAAAACCGACATTTCTCTGGCTAACGTGACAGGCTTAACACTGAAAGAACGCTCTTTCTTCCATGCTCTTACGGCAGACTTAAACGCAGCGTGGTCGAGCGGGTCGCAATCGTGAAGTGGCTTTAAAACTCTTAGTATTGAGTTATGCCGCGCCATTGAAACTGCGGTTCTCTGATAGTGTTGGCGTGTGTATTCTTTCAGTATTTCACCCACGTTCACAATACATGAAGGTGCGTGAAGCCTGTTGAATGTCTCTAGGAATTTACCCGCAAGCGCCTCATCTCGCGTGCCAGTGCTTGCCCACTGCGGCTTGCCGTTTGAGTCAGTCCAGTAGATGTACCAGTTTTTCCTATCTGGTCGTTCTTTAAGTTCAAAGGTATTTGACATGATATGTCTCCCTCTATTGTTGACAATGCGTGGGCTGGTATTCTTGTTTTTTTACCCACTTTGATACTGGCAATATCGCCAGATTCGGTCATCCGCAAGACTGTCTTTGCTGAAACTTTCCATCGTTCTGCTAATTCTTGCGGTGTATAAAAATCGCTCATAGAATCCTCACACTGGATAGCCATAAATTTCAAGGCCATCCTCATCTTTTTCTTCTGTTTTCCCGTTACTAATTTCCAGGCCGCAGCAATGACATTGCAGATTGCCTCCGTCAGCTTTCAGCGCTGTGACGCAAATTGGGCATAGGCTGACTGCCAAGCGTTGCGCAAATTTTCCATCACCCTCTGTAATCACTTGTACAACCTCTCCTCAAACACTGCGTTATACACGCGCCTCACGACTGGTAGCGCAGCCTCTTTGGCATCTTGCTCACACAGGCCAATGCGCCATGTCGGGTCATAGATGTTGGACATATGCACATCCACCTCATGCCCGCCGACTGTCAGAACCATGCGCATCTCTATTTGTGGACGCTCTACAGGCTGTCCCAAGCTTGCTGGTTCGCTTCCTCGCTTTTCCAATACCTGTGGCAACATTTCACTCCACAAAATACGTCACCGGCTCCGTTGACTACGCCCGCAGTGCGCCAGTTAAAGCGCTCCTTGCATTGGTGACATTCATCCCATCTATATGCGGCTACCGGCTTTTTCTTCTTGCCGCTCTTTTTCTTCCGCACGTTCTAAAATCTCTATCGCTTTCGCTCTCATCTGCCGTGGTGTCAGACTCAACTGTCTTTCGTTTTTGCCTATGACTAACAACAACCCATCTAAGTTGGGTATTGCCAAGGCGGGGTGGGATGCCGCGAGTTGGCCCGCAACATCCTCACCCTCATCACATTGAGAACGGAATCTCATCATCCATCATGTCTGTTGTTGGAGCAGCCGCAGGCGTTGTTTTCGGCGGTGCTTTATCCGCCGGTACAACCTTGAGCCTGCCAGCAATCCAAGTATCGCTTTTCTCGTAGCCATTGAGATAGTATTGCTGACCATTGACCATGACTTTCCCGTCATAGTCCGAATGCCAATCTTCCGTCTTTTTTTCGGCATCCTTCTTGTTCAGCGAGAATGTCAAATCATCCTCACCATATTTGACCTTTGGGGCATCAGCCATTTACTAACTCCTTCTTTCTCATAGCAAACTCACTCATTTCTTCTTTTGGCATTTTCTGACCGCCTCGTTTCTTAAAGCCATCTTCCAAAACCTTCACATCGTCACAATGCCCGACCAACTCATTGAGTTTGTCGGCTGGGCAATTCGCTAACAATTCGGCGTTAATAAAAGCCCTGCCGATAGGTTTTACCCCACCGGCAGGGGAGTGGCCTGTATCCACGGGAGGGAGACTGCCCGTGTCGGAGGTAACAGGCGTTAGCGGCTTTGGCGGGTCATCAAACTCACCGTTCTCTGCGCCATCGTCATCAGCTTCCTCAACACCTTTTTCAGTGCCAAGAATTGACGCCAATGCGTATCTTTTCGCATAGGTGATTGCCCCACCAACTTTTTGACAGTTTGTAAAGTCATCGACAATTACTGGATAACGGCTATTGATGGTGTCGCCGCTTACATGCGCTAAGATTGTGTGAACAAAAATAGTAAGATTGCCGCCTTCCGATTCAAAATTTACTGGTTGACTATAAGTAAGGCCAAATTTGCCAGACAACTTTGCGTTGTTAATTACCTCGCCAATAGAAGCATATGAAGAACGGTTGCCCCGCTTATCAGCCTCTAGCCCACCTGTGTCTTGCTGATATGCCAATAACGCGGCAAATAACTCATTGTTGTCACTCATTGTCTAATTCAATCCTCTTTGCATTGTTCTTGCTTACTGTCACGCGGATGCCCGCGCCTACTGCCGTACTGGCATCATGTGGCACTAATTTCTTGATTGCCGTTTCCGCATCCTTGAAAGACTGCGCCGCGCCAAAGGTTTGCTTCCACTGGTCAGCGTGGCGTTTCCAATCCAGCGCCTTTTTGCTTTCAGTCATGTCATATGGCTGGCGCTCATCTAGTGGTACTGGCGCATCGTCAGGCATGGGAATAAACGGCAATTCCTGTTTCTTTACCGCTTCCATGAAATCTTCCGCGATGCCGATAAGCAGTTTGGTATAGTCTTTATCCAACGTGATAACATGGGTTTGTGGCT